GCACAGCTACAAATGTGCTTGATGCTGTTGATATATCAGCTATTTCGCCATATACAAAATAATCATTTAATGTTCTCATTAAATTTCTCCAAAATTAATAACCCTCGTTCCGAAGTGATACCTTCTTCAAGGTCATTATTAAATGTATCTAAGTGGGGGCGGCAAAACAAGAAAACCACCCCCGTAACTAACTATGAGGAAAGTTATTTATGAAGTTGTTAAATCAGCTATTGTTGCTGAACTAGCTTCGTTTTTAGCAACTAGTGTCCACTCAACGATTAAATTACGTTTATCAGCGTCACCAGTTTTTGCTAACTCGTGTGTTGAGAAAGGTCTTAAGAAATGTGTTGCCCACATATCTGATTCAACTAACAAAGCACTTCTTCCTGAAGAACGAAGTATTCTATCAGCCATTACCCTAACTTCTCCAAAGTCAGAAACATAAACATCGATAGTAGCTACTAAACTTCTATCTTCTGCCATGTCCATTCTTGTTGAGTTACCAGTAAAACCTGATACTTTTTGTTTGTTGAATGAACCTACTAACATTAAGTTTGGCTCTCCACCATTGTCATAACAGTTTTTTATTTCTGTTTTGAGTATAGCTTCAGTTAAAACTCTTTGAGTGCCGTCTGTAACTGCACCTGATGAGTTCGAACCACCCGAACCATAAACATTGTTGGTAGTAGTCCAAGATTCAAAACCACGTGAAGTACGTGCTGATGCTCCATTACCACTACCTGCGCCTGCGTTGACTTTACCTGTCATAGCAAGTTCCATATCTCTTTTAAGTTCTTTACCAGCTTTAGCCACTTGGTAAGCTAGCTCATTACTTACACCAGCATGGTCAACTGCTAACTGAGTACCCGAAACCATAACAGGTTTTCTTGAAATCTGTGTATAGTTGAGTACACGTGAAGTTGCTGACATTGCTGCTGAAGGTGAATCATCACCCTCTGCTTGAGCGTTAGCTGCTGCGGCTGCTAGAGAATCAGTTTGCCACTCATGTTTTGTAAAGGAAGCTGTACCAGTTCCTATACTAGACATAAAAGGAGTGTCAGTTGGAGAAATATTATAAATAATATTCTGCAAATCTTCTCTGTTGCCAACAGCATCATACGTTTCAAACGTATTGCTTAATTGTGCCATTTTAATTACACCTCTGTTGTATTAAGTTAAATATAGATTAAGTCATAGTAGATTTGATTAACGCTGCTGCATCATCTAATTTACCAGAACGTCTTAATCTAGCTCTTTGATGTTTTACTTGTTCGCTAGACACTTCACTTTTAGTAACACCAGCGCCTGGCTTGGTTACTTTAGGTACATTTTTAGTCTTTTTCTTGGATATTTTGGTATCCTGAAGATTATCAAATTGCATAGCTTTATACAGAACCATTACACTTCTAGCGTCATAAACATTATCCATCTCTTGTTGTGAAAAACCAAGTTTTAAACCAAAAGATTTTATTGCTCTTTTGATAGTAGGCCCTTTTTGAGGGTCATTTAAAATTGGTAATTCCCTAACAAGTGTTTGTTGATTTTCTTTAATCAACTCTGCCACCTTGCGTTGGTTTTCTGTGTTAGTTTTCTCTGTAAGCTGTTGTTTTTCAACTAATGCTTTATTTTGATTTTCTTTTAACTCTAAATACCTATTACGTTTGCGTAAAAAAGTATCATTGTCGCTTTGCTCGAGGTCTCTCCAGTTAGTACCCTCAAGTTCTTTTAACTCATTGGTATTTTGTGAATTGAATGTCTCGAGTGCGTCCAAATAATTTTGTCTTTCATTACGAGTTTTATCTAACTCGGAAGTTAGTTCTTTTTTCTCGTCTGATAAAGACATGGTTTTTTTAGTGTAATCAGCTTGTCTATAATATCCTCTCTTTAACTCATCAAGGGTAACTTCTTCATCTGTGCCGTCTAAATTAACGGTGTATATTGATTGTTCCTCTTGAGTTTCAGGTTGTACATCTTCAACTATATTGTCTGTTAAAAGGGCCTCATTTGTTACCTCTTGAGGTGTGTCTTTTACTTCCTCGACTGATTCGGCATTTTCCATTGCCTGTTCAGAAGTATTTTCCTCTACTTCTGTTTGCGTTTCATCTACATCTGATGTTTCCTCTTTAGGTTTCATTGTAGATAAAAGTGCTGCCTGCGCTGATGAAATATCAGTTACAGGAATTCCTCCAATCTTACTTTCTTGTGTTGGAATACTTCTTTTAGCCATTTTTACCCTCCTTTACTTCTTGCTCTGCTATTTTCCCACTATCTACTGTATTAATAAGTATTTGTTTAAATTTCAAAGCATTTACTTGTAAATAATAAAGAGTTTCTCTTGTATCTTTATCTTCGGGTTTGGTTGAAATCCATTGTTGGTAGCCATCATTTAAAATTTGATTAAATGCTCCTACTACTAACGGATTATCTAAAATAGTCTGAGCTTCTTGCCCAGCTTTTATTTTATCATTTTTGTCTGTCATGTGTTTCTCCTATCTGTTTGATTCGGTCTGCTAAACCAGCAGGTATCGTTTTTCTCCCAGTTAGATATCCTTTAATATCGTTATGTTTAATACCAGTATTCAAGGATAACTCATTTACTGAAATTCTGTGTTTCAACATTAATTGTTGTAATTCTGTATTGTTCAATTATTTTTTCTTTTTCTTATCTTTTTTCTTATCTTTTTTCTTTGGTCTTCCAACTTTATTTCCGTAAGTTCCTTTCCCGTATGGCATTATAATAACCTCAATAGTTCTGTAAATTTATCTGTCATTAATATAAATATAACTAAAGCTCCCCAGACTGCGTATTTAAATCTAAAAACCTCTATTTTTACATCTCTCATGTCGTTTTCAATATGCTTTAAGTGATTGTTTTTTATATCACTTATATCTTTTTTTATTAATTCTATTTCCAAATTCATTTCGTTTAAATCTTTCATCGTACTAAAGGAAGTTTGTATAGTTTTTTGGTGTTTTGTTTAGCTATTTTTAATGCTTTACTACCAGTAATTCCTTGACTTTCAAGTATTCTTATATTTTTTTGTATAGTTTTCCCATACTCTCTTTTTGTTAATCCTCCATATACTGGAAAATTCTTGTAAATTTTCATTATGTTCTACCTATACCTACTGGTCTTTTTTGTGATGCTTCTAAAGCTAATTCCGCCTCATTTATTTTCATTTGTTGTTTTTTAAGCGCTAATTCTTGTGATTTTATAGCTAAATTTACTTCTGATTCTTGTTTCTTTATACCCAATTCTTGAGCTTTAATTTGGGTATCAATTTCTAACTCTTTAGCTTGTAATTGTAGTTTTTGCATTTCTAATTGTGATTTTTGCGCTTGTATTTTTTCATCAATACTTGGCTCTGTTTGTTTAGGTGGCATTGTTTCAGGGTTTGACACGTACATATCAGGGTTTTTATACCCAGCTTGTGATATATACTCACTAACAGCGTTATAAATGTTTTGTGGTTGTACTAAAGTACCCATTCCGCCTTGCTGTACCAATGATTGTATTATTTGCATAATACTTGTCATTGTCTGCATTTTAGATTGTTGGTTTCCACTACCTACACCTACATTTACTGTACAGTTTAGTTTTTCTTTCCAACGAGATACATCTATTGGTACAAATTTATTTCGTAAATAGAATACTTTTTCTCTATCTTCATACCTTTGTATTAGCGAGTAAATGTTCCTAAATAAATCTTTAATACCTGTTTCTGCAAATATACGAGCAATCAGCTCAATCCTTTGCATAGCAGATTCTGTTGCCGCTGATACAGCACCAGAAGTAACGTGTGAAGTAAGTACATCGGGGTTTAATCCCTGTGTCATTTTAGATACACCACTTCTTTCTTCTCTTACTTGGTCAAGGTATTTAACCATTTCAAAAGCGAATGGTTGAATGCTTGGAGTAGGTAAAGGTTGAACTGCATTTGGTGCCCTCATCCTAACAATACCGCCAGGTCTTGAGGTTAATAAATCATCTAACTCAACTTGTCCAGATAACACAGCGTATCTAGCATTGTTAGTTAAGTACATATTATCTAACAAGTTTCTTACGATAGTAGATTTAATTAACTGTATATCTTTAACTGTGTCTGCTACAGACATACCATAAAACTTATGTGGAATAGGTAACGGACAAATAGTTGAGAAAGGTATCATGTCTATTTCAACATTATCAAGAATGACATTTCCACCTTTAGTAATCTTTCTTAATTCAGCTATACCATCGTTATCATAATCTATGCGTAAATAACACTCATCAAGCCAAACCTGTCTTGTCGCTCCTTCTCCTTCATCTGGTGGTATAGAATCATCATCGTAACTAAACCTTGCTAACCTTTCTTCATCAAATTCTGCTTGTGATTGCGAATAAGTGGGTAAATTTTCTACTACTTTAGGGTCATATCCCTCTAGTATTAAATCGCTTACTGTTTTTTTAACTCTATGACATACAAATTGAGCTGATTCTATATCAACCGCCCTTCTTGATATTAAAAACTCTTCGGGTGGTACAGCTACAATTTTAACTTGTCCTTTGTTTGTAATCCTTTGTACTACACAATCATAAGTATAAACTGGTGGTATTATATTACCCATTTCATCAGTTGTTTCTTCTTGTTGTAAGTTTTCTGTTTTTTCTATTACATTTAACTCATCGTTAGCTAAAACTGCTTGGTATTCTATTTCAGTTAAGTTTGTATAACTTTCTGTGCTTGTTTCTACCTTTTCTTCCCAAAAATGCTTTACAACACCTGTTTTACTGATTAAAGCGTCTTTGAATACATCATATAAAACTTTAAATCCATTGTTTTGTTTATTAAAAACATGATTAACGTAATCGGTGGCTTGTTCTGCCATTTCTACATCTTCGGGCCCTTCTGGCTCAAATTCAGCTACATTGTTATGCGTTGTAAATATACGCATAAGACTTGGCATAATATACTCAATGGTATCTCTTACATCGGTAGTTACTATTTCAGACCGACCATCAATTTCATTACCAAACTTCTCACCAAGATAATACTTCATGGAGTCCTCTCTTTGACTAGAGAGTTCACTATTCATGTGTCCTGTTGCGTTCTCTACCTCTCTCCCTAGTCTAGAAGCTAGTTCATCGTTGGTCATTTTTTTGGTTTTAGCCATTTATTTTTTAACCCTATTTTTAAATCTTTGTGCTGCTGTGTTATTTTTTGTGGCTTTTTGTATTTTAGCAATAGCATCTGCTTTTGTTGCAGCATTACTTGCTTTTTGTATTTTGTTTACTGAGCTTTTTTTCCATTTTTTAGCTTTTGAAACAAACTGACCTGCTCCAAGAAGTCCAGAGAGTGTTAATCCTATATTCCTATAGGCTTTACGTTCTTCCTCTTTACTTTTAGCGTATGATGCCTTGAACGTCTTTCGTGCATCTTTCATCCCTTCCTGAAGCATTTTTAGATGTTTACCTACCTCCATTGTGGCTTTTTTTGCGACTTTTTTGCCTGTTTTAGTTTTTAAAGCTGCTTTACCTATTTCTTTTGCTGCCTTTAACCATACCATAATATTTTTCTCCTAAACTATTGCTACATCTGGCCCCATATGGCCTTTTCTATTCCATTTTGAATTTTCAATATCAGCATGCCTTAAACTCATTACAGCGTAACGTGTAGCTGACATTAAATCATCTTTTAATTTAACCAATTTACCATCTTTCCTGTGGTATAACCTGTATTCTTGAAACCAATCATACATTGTGTTAAAAACCTTGAACTTGCCTTGCTCCATACGAGTAAGCATTTCCATTAAACCCGCCTCTACTGAATTACCACCTTTCTTTTCTCCTAAAGCTGGAGGGTTTTCAAAATGAAACGGTAACATATTTACATGAGCTGTACGGTATTGTTCTGCTAATGTAATACCACTACCTTTATCGTGTTGATATCCGTCATGTGGCCATGAAATCGGTATGAAATGACTACCTTCACGTTTATTTATATGGTTAGAGTGATAATCTGGTGTTTGCTTTGCCTCACGGTAACAATCATACACATAGACAATATCCTCATCTCTATCCCATGCTACCCAAACAACAGCAGTAGGGTGGTCGTAACCAAAATCGAGACCTGCGATTCGCGGAAAGTGCGATGGTATACTGAAAGGGTCGCAGGTCAAGGTATCCTCATCAATGGGGAATACCAATCCAGAACCAATCATAGGGATTCCTTTACTTCTTAATTCTCTTTCGTGTGGTGGTAAAGCTGCAAGTATTTGCTCTTTCATGTCATCTGTAAGATGACCTGCGTCTTCCCACCCAGCCGTTATTAACGCCTGTTTTGGTTTTAAGCTTGTTGTAAAGTTTTGTACTACTTCTGTCATGCCAGATTCAGGAGTAAAGGTTAAATAAACCTGTCCTTGTCTGTCTAATGTCCTAGTAATACATTGTGAGTATATATCTTGCGATGGCTCTTCATCTAACCACACCAAATCAATACTCTCCCCCATGAACTTTTCTGCGCCCATTTCGTATGCTTTAAAGGCAACCCTAGACCACCCACCTGATACGTGTTTAACCATAACAGATGAATATGCGTTAGGAACGCCTGGTTTTCTAACAAAATCCCCTAATAAATGTTTAGGAATACTCCCCTTACCTTTATCACTAGGATTGTCAGGTTGTCCAAATAATTCTCTTTGACAAATATCTCTAGTTGTTTCATTACTAGCCCCACAAACCCAAGCCCGTATGGGTTTCTTAAAAACCCTACCTTTCCACCATTTAGGGTATAAACCAGTAGCGTGTATAGACATCTCCATAGCACCCACATAGGATTTGCCAACCCTATTTGCTGCCATTAGTAATCTTTGATTTGCCTCCGCCCCTGTTTCATGGAAGTTCTTTTGAAACCTATACGGTTGATAATAATCTAATTTATTCTCTTGTGTCCGTTTTTTTAAGGTTTTAACTATTTCATTTATTCTTTTATTTTTATCCATATTGAAACTTTAAGCAGGGTGGGTCTATTTAATTATAATACATTTTTAAAATTGTTTACAAGTACCAATGTACATTATTCGCCGAAAACACGTGAAAAAGGGGGTTATTCGCCCTGATATAGGGTTATTTGTGTATGTATGGTGGTAGAGGGAGCTTTATTTCTGAGAATAATATGTTCATGGGACTATTCTCTTTTCCATGGGTTGGCGAGGGGGTTGAGGGGTGTTGATAATATTGTAAGTTATTGATTTCTATTGTGATATTATTTTCAATCGTACCAGTACCAATAACAATAGTTTCAATTACCTTACTTACTGTTAATTACCTACCTACTAACTAGGGTGTTGGTTGTGGATTAAATTACATTAGTAGGAGTTGTTGTGTTTTATTATTACCTTATAGTGTGTGGCTAATACCGTCTTTCAACCCCATACACCCACCAAATCAACCATATTATTATAATAATAATACAACATACCACCACCCTGTATTTAGGTAATAAGGTACAGCAAATAAGGTTTTTCGTGGATTTAATTGTGGGTTGGTTTTTATTTAATACCTATAATAAAAATAATTACTTAATTAATTAATTAATTGTTGTTTTTTACTTTAATGTGTGTATTATAGTAATTGTACTAGGTAATTAGTTACCGAAATACTGGGTGAGTTTGGAGCACTTTTAACTACCTTTAGGTTTAACCTACAAAGATAATAAAAAAAGTGAAGTGTGTGACTTAAATTCCACCTTTTAGTGAAATTATAAGTTTACGACTTTAGGTTAGGTTGAGAACTACTTACCACAAGGTAAAAGATAAAAGATAAACCACTAAAGAAAAGAGGGTAACTTGTAAACACTAATTCAACTAAAGTTAATATGGGTGATAGTATTTTTACACGGAAGTAGACGGTTAGGTAACTGAAGTTTAACACTATACCAAATTTATTTGGTAATACTGGGAGAGATAAAACATAAAGACTCCCCACAGAAATTTACTGTTCATTTACGGTAGGTTTTTGATTGACTTGTAAAAGTAGTAATTCCTCCTCCTTAAATGGTGGTGGGTAGTTTTGTAATTTTACATTACTACCTACCTACTGTAATACGGTGTAACCGTATCTGAAGATTACAAAAGTATGAAACAGTAACAAAGGAGGAAAAAATGGATAAATATGGTATTAGTTATGTAAAAAAAGACAACCATAAAGATTCTTATGACGGGTTTTCTTTATACATTAGATTTTATAAAGCATGGAATAAAGAACACGCTTTAAATAAATTTGAAAAAAGTAAATTTTATAAAGAATACCCAGAATTAGGCGGTAGTATGGACGGGTTTTCTAATGTTCGTTCCGTTTGGAAAGTTGAAAAGTAATACTGACGAGGTTTTAATAACCGAAACACCCAATTTATTTGGGTGTATATTACAACTAAGGAGGAAAAATGGAAAACACAGAAACAAAAGTTACAATAGGTTTCAAATTAATTAAATTTGAAAAACAAGATATGGAATTTTTAAGACAATTATTAATTGAAGAATTTGCAAGTAAAAATGGTTCAGGAAGTAGAGGTTATATACGTAACAGTTACATAACAACACTTATTGACAAACTTGGTAACGGTTTAGGTTTAGAAAATAATTATTGGAAAAATAATATATTACCTAAATGTTACGACAAATGGGAAAAAAAACCATATTAAAAAAGTAATACTGACGAGGTTTTAATAACCGAAACACACTAAAATATCTATTTTGAAAAAATACTAATGAAGTTTGTATTTATTATTTTAAATAATACTGATGAAGTGAAAACTAAAATATAAACTGAAATATCTTGGTGTGTATATTACAACAAAGGAGGAAATATGAAACTTGACAGAAAAATTAGTTACTTGAAAAGAAATCCATTGGCTTATGCTTTAGCACTTGAAGGTGATGGCCTTAGTGATGAAGATATAAAAAAGGGATTAGAAGAAATTGGTTTGTATAATACCAAACAAATAGAATTTAGTATGAGATGTATGATTTCTAGTAGAAGTAATACTGAAAAAGAGTACGAACAATTAATCGAAGATGTAGGTAACATTATATCTAAATCTGAAACTGATGTTTTTAATGTAATAGATAATTATAATAAAAACAATCCAAACGATGAAAAGATAAATACTGCTGATATGTATCACTTTTTTACTGAGTTGAAAAGTAAATTAGAGATTATGTTTGAAATTAATGATAATTAAAAAGTAATACTGATGAGGATTTAATATCCGAAATACCTAAAGAAATTTAGGTATATATTACAAAAAGGAGGAAAAAATGACATTGAAATATATAACAGAATGTAAAACTAATAAAACAGTAATACACGATATTAATTTTGTTGAACTTATGACTGGTGCACATTCGCATTCTACTTCTTTTAAAAAAGAGTACAAAAAAGGCGACCAACATATTCATAAGACTAAAAAAGAGGCATTTGAGTATATAGAAGATATGAAAAAAGATAATATTAAAATGGTATATATAGGTAAATACTAAAGTAATACTGAAGAGGTTTTAATATCCGAAATACCGTTATTAACTTAACGGTATCTATTACAACTAAGGAGGACAAAATGTTATACGATGTAAGTATAGAAGAATGGCAAAGTTATTTGCGTGTTCAAAAATCTGGACGATTCAATATGTTAGACCCACAAGCTATATCAGCTACTGGTATCGACAAGAAATCATATTTCGAAATAGTTAAACACTATTCAGAATTTAAAGATGAATACGGAGCTAAATGCTAAAAAAGTAATACTGACGAGGTTTCAGTAACCGAAACGATGTTGGCTAGTTTATGGTTGGTTATGGTGAAATAATCCATAGGAGCGAAAACTGGTATATCCGACATCGTATATTACAAAAAGGAGGAAAAAATGTTTGAAGAAACACCTTACGGAATAATCGACCCCATTACTGGCGAGTTATTAATTCCGTTTACAAGTTAGTTATACTGACGAGGATTCAATATCCGAAACACCTAGATTTATTTCTAGGTGTATATAACAAAAAGGAGGAAAAAATGAGACAATATCCAATATGGTGCGATGTAGATGCACCAAATTACAAAAGTGATAAATCTTTTGGAACAAGAGATTACACTACTACCGATGTAAAAATCGGTAGTAGTAGAGTAAATTCTTTTGACTTTGTTAAAACGGAAATTAAAAAATCTGTTTTAGATTGTGAAACACAAGAGACGGAAAGTTTTGTAGATTATAAAGAACTTCACTTGTTTGAGTTTTTGGTTGATGGCGTAGTTGTTAAAAAAACAATCTACGACCCGAAGACTAAAGATGTAATAAGCGAAGATATTGTTGGTGGTATGTATGAGAAGCTTTTCGAAACAAACTTCCAAAAACATTATACGAGAAGATTTGGAAATAAATAAAGTAATACTGACGAGGATTGATTATCCGAAACCCTACTTATGAGGTAGGGTATATTACAACAAAGGAGGAAAAAATGAGACCAAAAAATATTTTTGGAAAATCTGTAAAAGTAGATAATGCTTATGCAACTTACCGTGCAGGTTCTTTTGAATGGAAAATTTTAAAGACATATCAAGTAAAGGAAAACGAAGATAAAAACCAATATGCCAGATGGTTTACAGCTTGTAAATCGCCAATGACATACGATAGTTGGGAATATGGAGATGCTTACATAAGCGATATTATGGGATGCAATCCAGAACTTATATCATATACTAACGATTGGTATGAAATTTATAGTAGGTAAAAAAGTAATACTGACGAGGATTTAATATCCGAAACACACTAAAATATCTATTTGGTGTGTATATTACAAAGGAGGAAAATATGAACAAAGAAATCAGAACTACTTTAGATAAAGAAATTACTGATTGGATTGATGACCACAGCAACAGAAAAATAAAAATATTTATTTATGGTGCTGTTGATAGAAGATACAAAACATACGCTCAAAACTTACTTGATGCAAGAAAAGAATCAGGGTTTGATGATTCAGTTTGTAAGTATCAATAAATAACCGTAGAAAAGAGTAATACCGATGAGGTTTTAGTAACCGAAACGCCCTTATGGGCGTCTATTACAAAAGGAGGAAAAAATGAACGATGATATTATAATTTTAATAATGGGCAACATCGATAATGTTCTAGTTGCGGTGGGTGTTTATTACTCACTAGCAAGTATTGAACGATATATGGAATCTTATTTTATAAACTATAAAGCATCTCAACAGTTAATTGCGTGTGTTTCGGCATGTCTTGCAAACACCGTGAGTGATGGTATAGGTTTTCTCGCTACTGGTAGTTGGGAATGGGCTTTATGGGTAATGATAGGTTGTTTATCGGGTATGTTTATAATTCCAGTTATGGAATTTATTAAATATATGAAAAAGAAAAACAAAGAATCTAGGTTGCACCCCAAAATTCATATATGGGGCACATCAATTAAAAGTAAAACTGATGAGGATTAATTATCCGAAACGCCTTCGGGCGTCTTTTACAATAGGAGGAAATATAATGACTTGTAAAAACAAAGTAATTCAAATTGTAGAGAAAGGTTATGACGCAAAAGAGGTTAAAGTGCCTTGTGGTAGCACAAGTATTTACGGAGACCGTCTATTATGTGATGAATGTTTAAACGATAAAAAATTACAAAAACAACTTCAACAACAAGACCGAAACCAAAAAGCAGATGATGCTTGGTTGAGTTCTAGTGGTTGGGGAGAAATGTAAATAAAGTAATACTGATGAGGTTTCAGTAACCGAAACACCCAAACGAGTTGGGTGTCTATTACAATAGGAGGAACAAATGAAACAATATTATGATGTTATGCGTAGAGATTATATCAAAACCGATACTGGTTTCGAGTATAGATACTTGTTGGTAAAATCTTTTAGTAACAGACACGATGCGAAGATGTATGCTTTAAAATGTAGCGATGGCGAGTTTTATTGGTACACGGAACGAGTGGATGAATTGAGTGCCTCAATCAGTAAAGATTTTGGCGACACAGTTTGTTCGGTTGGTTACATAATTGCGACGCCACAAGAACAACTAACATTCTAGGTTAAAAACACCCCTGACATTTTACTTAAAGTGTAATTACATACACAAAAGATAAAAGAAATGTACGTCAAGTGGAATGTCGGGTGGTGGATTTCTGTATTAAGTTGTGATACTTAACTGATGATTGCAAAAGCATGAAACAGAAACAAAAACAAAAAGGAGGAAAATATGTCAAAAAGCAACGAGTGGTTCGTTGTAGATAAAGAAGGTCTGAAACAGATTGAATCTGGCAGGGCTAAACACTTTATTCTATATGAACTAATATCTAATGCGTTTGATGAAAATGTAACTAGATGTGATGTAATTGTCAAAACGTTTGAAAATAAACATCGTATAGTCGTTAAAGATGATAGCCCTGATGGGTTTAAATCATTAACGGATAGTTATACATTATTTGCGCCATCCTATAAAAAAGGTAACGTTGAACAACGTGGTAGATTTAATCTCGGTGAAAAACTTGTTTTATCAATGTTTGAAACTGCAAAGATTACATCAACTACAGGTACAATAACCTTTAACAAAGATGGCACTAGAAGTAAATCTGAAGATTCTACCGACAAAGGTAGTGTATTTGAGGGTTTTATATCTAAAAATGTACTAACTGACGATGATATCAAACTTATGGTTATAGAATGTTTCAATATCATTGTTCCGAGTCATATTGTTTTAACAATAAATGGCGAAGAAATGGATAAGAGACGTCCATTAAAGGTAATTAGATTTGAACTCCCTACTGTTGGCGTAGATAAAAAAGGTAATTTGTTCGACACACATAGAATTGCAGATGTAGAGGTTTATAAAACCCCTAAATCTTATATATGTGAAATGGGAATACCAGTAGTCGAAACAGACATGTCTTTTTCTGTAAATGTTTTACAGAAAATTCCTTTAAACAAGGATAGAGATAATGTTAAACCTATATATTTACGTAAAATGCAAACGGGTGTTCTAGATGCTATGTATGAAGAAATGTCCGAAGATGAAATAAAATCGTCTTGGGTAAATACAGCGTTAGAAAAAGCTAACGAAAAAGCAACTAGTCATGTGTTTGGTGTACGACATGGTGAGAACGCTGTAACTTTCAGCCCTGCTGACCCTGAATCTAGCAAAAAAGCTATGGCAGACGGTAGGGAAGTTGTTTACGCTGGTTCTTATTCTGGGAAAGTATGGCAAAACGTCAGAACTCACAGAGATGAAAACCCAAATCTAGTACCGTCATCATCTAGTTTATCAGAATATCAAACTGATAATATTATGATACATATAGATGGCAACGAAGTAACCAAAGTAACAGATAAAATGAATCATATAGCTGATATAGCTAAAGATTTCCATATTAATTTGTTCAATGATGAGTTAAATGTAACTTTCTATAAAAACCACAAAGATAACGCTGTGGCTAGATATGGAAAGTGTGATTTATACTTCAATACTGCTCATTTAAGTCAGAAATGGTTTAACTGGGATACCAATAAAGAAGATATAATTGCTTTAATCATTCATGAGTTTGGGCACTGGTACACTGGCGACCACTTATCTAGAGAATACAATGACGCTTTATGTAAAATTGGAGCTAAATTGTATTTACTACAAAAAAAATGTAACTGATGAGACCTAATTGGTCGAAACCCTCGATTTATTTCGGGGGTCTTACATAAACAAAGGAGGAAAAATGAACGACGACAAAAAAAGGTTAGACCGATACTATAATAGTCTTGAATGTAAAGTGAAATATTTAACAAGTATTTTAGAATACCTTCTATGCGATGATTGTATATCATTAGATAAACATAATATTGCGATTGTTATGTATCAAATTAAAAGCATAATGACACTTCGATATAGAATTAATTGTATGGAAAACAATAAAATCGAAGGAGATTTTGATGTAAATAATCGAAGAGTATATGCATTTCTAAATGGTGATGTTGAATTTGCTGTAAACTGCAGATACTTAAATAACAAGGGCAAAGGTAGAGATATACCAAACAAAACCACGTTATTGAATAACTTTAAAGAAGAATACTTTAAATTTATGCTGTACAGACACGGTGTTGTTAATAACTAAGTATAACTGACGAGGATTTATTATCCGAAACCTAGTGTGGAACGGCTGAAAGAGGATTCTTTCTAGTAAAAACCCACTAGGTCTTATACAACATTCCAAAGGAGGAAATATGTTAAATACACTACATAAAGTAGATGCTAAAGTAACTAAACGACAATCGCGAGATGAAATACTCGCTGAGTTCTTAGTTGATACTGTAAAGTTATCGCCTAAACTCGGACACGATGATAGCCAAACTGATTCAAGGTTTTACACCTTAGTCGGACTTAAGCTACTTGCCTACGAGTTATCTAGGAATGATGATAATATAATATTGGTTAAACCTATGATGACTAGAAAAATGTTGCGTAATGGCGGTATGTTAAAGTCAGTTAGTGGACTTATAGATGATTTAATAGGAGAAATAAACCATGTAATTTCTCTTAAAGAACGCATATCTAAATTAAAACAGTAATACTGATGAGTGTTTAGTACACGAAACCCCTATCTTCGTAAGATGTTCCGATAGGGGTCTATTACAATAAACCGTAGGAGGTAATATGAAATATGGGATAGTATATGTAAGCGAACATGGCAATTTATTAACAAATTCAACGGATACGTTTGAATCTGAAGATAAAACCATTGGTTTAAAAAATGCTCAGCAACAGTTGTACCCAAAAAGACAATACATTGTGGTGCCAATACCTAATGTTTGGAAAACAGATGATTGTTCTGATTGCCCAGTTTGCAAACAAACACTTAAATAAAGTTAGTTAAATCTAGCTTTCCTCCGACCCTCCGTTTTTAATTAAACGGGGGGTTTTTTTATGCCTTAAAGTTTTACTTTATCTAGTTTATCTAAAGCTGAAATCTCTAAGTTTTTTACATAATCTAATAATTCCAGATATATTTTCTTGATTTTCAGATATTCTTTTGGTTTTATTTTCAATACTGTTGTTCTTACGCTATCTGTATATGTAAATATACCGTCTTTACAATGAGGGCACTTGGTTAATGTGTTGAGATTTATTAAGAAACCTGTACCAGTACACACAAAACACTTATCTGCTGTTACCTCTATAACCGCCATTTTTAATAATTTACCTATTTTTACAGTAGATTTATGGTTTATTTTCTTATTTTGTAACAGTTCCAGTATTTCTGGCTTTATAACTCTATAAAATTCTTCATTTATTCCGCGTTCATTATCTAAATATTTATTTATTATAAACATATATTCAGCTTGGCTTAACCCGCTGTAACCCATTATTGCGTTTACATCGTCTGAAGTCAGACAATTATGCGATTGCCCAGTAACTTCTAATACTGGCGAGCTTGGTAACAATAATTTCAATAATTCAATGTTCATAAATCACCACGAATAAATTATTCCACTTGTTAAAATTATTATACCAACAACATTTATAAAAATAATAGAATAATCATTCCATATAACACCTACGAAAACCCAACCCAACACCCCAGTAAACTGAACATATAGGTTTAATGGGTAAATATTCATAGCTGTTAAACATAACCCACCAGATAAAATTATTGAACTAGTCCATTTAAGTATATCAGTATTCATAAATCATATTTGGGGTCGTGATACAGACCTTTTTCGGGCTTTTTCTGAAGTTTCCTAACCTTTATGTCTGTTGGTTTAAATCTTACTTCTTCGGGGTGTTTTTCGCTGTCTTTTACCACCTTATCTATTGCCTCTTGCTCTGATACAGCCCCAACTGCGCCACTAAATGTTACTGTGGCTCTATAACAATAATAGTTCTTTTTCAAAATAAACTCCCCTGTCTGTCCCGTTCTGTTTTATATTCCTCAAAATAATCTAGATTGTTCTTACCGAAACACCATACGTTTTCTATGTAATGAGCTAGTAATTTATTATCTTCTGACATTAATGCTAGTTCTTTGTTCAATCCTTTTTCGTTGTTTTCACGTTGTATAGCTGTACGTTTTAATGGTCTTTGCGCCATTGTCATACCTATTATCCCTTTAAATGAATCCAGTAACTCATCAACAATAACATCGCAACAACGATGTCTTTTACTGCCGATAGTTGGGTCTATTATGTTTATAAACAAATGCCCTTTGTCCGATAAACTATTGAAACAGTTGGTACTTACTGGTATAAAAAACTTATATAACCAATCATCGAAGGTTACAAACTTTTTCCACGATTGGTCTTCTTCGCATTTACCACCCTCGTTATACCTTTCCGTTGAAAAATATGGTGGGCTAGTAAACGAACAATCAATGTTATCTATGTCTTCCCACGGCAAGTTTTCAGCCCCACTCCTGTATATTTGTACCTTTTTAACACCTTTGCAATAGAAAAAATCCTTTTCTATGTGTATATCTGGCGAGGCATCCCCCAAAAATCCCTCGTAATCCTTTGCTTGTTGTATATATTTTTCGAAAGTAAACGGATTAGGGTCTGACCCTATGTATTCATTTGCGTTACTGGTATAAAACCCCGCCAATCTATCACCCCAACCACAACTCGTGTCTAATACTTTTTCTGCTTTAGTCATGGTATATACTGTTTTAGCAACTAATGGTTTAAACTGGGTTGCTATAAAACTACCCAATCTAAACGTACTCCTATACGCATCTTTGGTTAAAGCTCCACCCATTTTTTGCTTAACCCCGTTGATTTCTACTTCTTTCATGTTGTTAATGCCACCCCAACAAGCTTTAAGACAAGACCAAATTTCCCTAGCAGTTCCCTCTGACCATGTATTAGCAACTGCTTTTCCTCGTGCACTTGGACAATTAAGTCTTAATAACTGGTGGTAATAATTACTTACAGCGTTATGAGTACCCGATGTATCTATGATACCTAACCCGTAATCTTTATAAGGATATTTATAATCATCGTGTTTTTCATTAACATTTTTAGTAATATCCTCCTGTGGTTTTGTGTGCTGATACGTTAAATTATCTCTTAAATCCCAGAATGCTTTTGCAACATCTTTCATTGTTATATCTTGTGTCGGATAAGGTGGTCTAACCTCAAATATATATTGCGCTAAATCTTCTCTAAACTTTTCTGTACCTATTTCGTTGGTTAATTTAGCAAAATCTTCGTGCCACAGTATAGGTATTCCTTGCTCGTTAGCGTATGCTGTTAAATATTGTATGTTTTCAGATACTTTTATTACTGGTTTCTGTGTTTCTACAAACAAATTTTGTGTTTTATGGTCTTTCATCTGTCTTTGTCTCCGTATTCGTCTATAAATCCACTTTGTTTATCCCCGTGTTCGTCCCATTCTACATACCGTTCTTTTTCTTGTTCTTTGTACCATTCTAGCAAAGAAAGTTCAGATTCAAACTTTTCTTCCCATGCTTTTTTGCCTATACCGTGTATAGCTTCTAACCCGAACATGTGGTGACTTACACACAAACATATAAATTGGTCGTGATTTCTTTGTCCCATACCAACTCCAGTACGCAAATGGTGTATGGTTACATTGTGAGTGTTGGTTATTCCATAGTATTTTTTACAAATGAAACAACCAAACTCAGCCATTTTAGACATTTCTTTTTTGAGTTGTCTTTTATTTTTTTTAGACAATTAGTTCAATCGGTATGTAGCGAAGTGAACGCCATCATCCCCGTGTGTTCTAACACTTTTAATATTTAAACCTCTTTCTTTGAGGGTAAAAATAATACTAGATAACCTTGTTGCCCTATACTTTGTTATAGCTTCCCAACTGGTTATTTTTTTGTATTTTTTTAAGTGTTGCTCTACTTGTTTTGTTTTTGATGTCTTGTTTTTCATTGATATTCTCCTATCCTAAACTAGAATAAGTGGTTAATTGACTTCTATTACTTGCTTGATGTGTTCTGTACATCTGACAAGCAATTTCTGTTTGTATTATTAAACCCTTGAAACAATCAACCATATAACTTGCTTGGTTTATTTCAAAGTCTAATTCTGTTACTGATTTAGACAGTTTTGCTTTCACCTCCCTGTCTTTGTTTGTGCCGTATTCTTTACCTAATTTGGTATATTCTTGTAATTCTTTGTGTTTTTGTAGTTTTTCTAATCTTGTTAGTGTTTTTTGCCAATATGCTTTTTTCTCGTAGAATATAAAAATATTGTGTACAACCTTTTCTACATCTTCTTGACCTAGTGAAATAGGACAGGTGTTTACCTTTTTTAATAATTTTTTAATATACCCTTCGTTTTCATTTATTAATTCATCGTGTGTTTTCATTTTCTATCCATAAATAACTTGTTTTTTTGCTCTTTAGGTAATAATTCGTAATATTCCCTATGTTTACTTAATTTATACATCTCCACAAATTCTTTTTCTTTTATTTTGCACTCTTTTTCTGTAAGTCTGTGTAGTTTAGTCCCACCCATTTTGTTATATATTTCAATCGCTAGTTTATCGTTAGATTCTTTATGTTGAAAGAAAGATTGAAACTTTTCTTTTATCTCTAAATCTGTGTTTGCTAAAAATCTTGTTAGGTTTACTGGTACTTGGGGTTTCCATATACCAAACTCTTTATCTTCTGTGTGGGAAATAAATGCTAGAAAAACCTGTTCTTTACTATATCTCTGCAAAGATATAAAGAAAACTGCTTGTTGTTCCAATGTTAATAGTGGTTGTTTTGGGTATGTTTTGTCAAACAGACACAGAATCTGCTTGAATTCTTCTTTTGTCATCACACTTTCCTAATAATTTCATTAATTATATTTATATATATATATATAATTATAATATCATATTAAATTAATATTTATTTCAAGTAAAGACATTTTAAAAAAAATAAAAAAAACTATAATTAATTATTTTTTTATGGTAGATTTCAATAACTACCTTTGGTAGTTTATGAATGATAGTAACGGTGGTGGGATTTTCCTCCGTATTGTAATTATGTTATAACGGTTACCCACCACTAAAAAACAAGAGGTGATAATGGAAACTAAAAACAAGACTTCCACATTTGCTGAAATATGGGATACGTTAAGCCAAGTAAACGTAAATGATTATACGGATACTAAAGGCGATAAAACAAAACTAACGTACTTATCTTGGGCAAATGGTTGGAAAGCATTAATGGATAATTATCCACAAGCTACCTACCGATATTTACCTAGAATAAAATATCCTGACGGTACAGAAGAAGTTATTTGTGTAGTTGAAATAGACGGAAATAGTAGAGAAATGTCTTTACCCGTAATGAATTACGCAAATCAACCAATAGCAAACCCTAATTCATGGCAAGTTAATACATCTAAAATGAGATGTTTAGTAAAAGCTATCGCTATGTTTGGATTAGCATTGTACATATATCGTGGTGAGGATTTACCCGATGAAGATGTTAATGTAGTGGTAAATGTTATAGATGATAGTTTGAAAAAACTAGAAAAAGCAAAGAAAAAAGACAAGAAACAAGTGTTTGAAACACTATTTAAAGAGGATAAAATAAATGAAAAAACAGACCCAAGACAACTTGCAAAATCGTTATCAGTTGCATAGTTCACAATTTATAAATATAGCTTTTGGTAAATACACTAATCGCAATGATATGGTAAATTTTATAAAAGACCCTAGTTTAGTACCCGAACCCAATGAGTTTGCGAGAAAACGTATGAATTGGGGCAGTAAACACGAAGTAGACGGTATTGCTAACTGGTTAATAAGGTGTAGCGAGGGTAAATTCCCAAATCACACCCTAGATGACCAAAAAGACTTTTTATTTGAGGATTTTGATAAACTAGACACTACAAGTATTGATTTATCATCAAAACCCGATGGCTTATCTCAAGATGAGAAAACCATTATAGAAGTAAAATGTCCAAACGAAGGCGGTAAATTACGTGAAGATTTTGATTTAACTAGATTACCACAGATATTTGGTCAACAGTTGGTTTTAAAGAAAAATGGGTTTCCTATTGAGAAAACCCAACTATGTGAATGGACACCCCATACCTTTAGGGTATGGAATGTATATCCCGATGAAAAATTTGAGGAACATTTAATTAGTTTATTAAAGGAATTCACTAAATGTCTTTTGGTTGGTGAGGAAATTACCGATAAACCAAAGAGATATAGTGGAAAATATGAAACATACGAGAAAGCATTTGAGGTAAAATTAAAATGAAAAACGTAAATATTAGGATATTCCCAAACGAAGATTATTCAATCCAATGTGAGGCGATAACCGATAAAGCAAAGGAGTTATTGCAAGAAAAGAAAGATGAGGCATACAGTAAAAACCCCAGTATAACACCCGAAGAACTGGAAAAAATACGCATAAGACCGTTTGGCAGTAATAGTAAATTTGCTTTACGAGAAGATTTATTCGCTGGACAGGATTATACTTGGAATTTTTGGGTTGGGCAAGATGATGAGGGTAAACTTATACTCACCTTACAAATAAAGAAAGCATTTGTAAAAGAGGGTGGTTTTAAACCTAAATCACCCACCATAGCAGATAAAATGACTCAAGATAATTTTTTATAAGGAGTAGGTAATGAGTGAATATAGCAATTTTGTCGAGCAAGAGCATGATAACATTTTATGTGATTGGCAGAAATATATAGTAGAAATCAATAAAGTTAGGGAGAGTTTTGGTTTACCCTCTAGGGTTTTTTCAGACAACGAAGAAAAGGAGTTTGAAAGACAATGGGTTGAAAGTAGGTCTGTGTAATTATGGCGAAAGAAAAAATAAAAAGAGGCGAATATAATAGGGAGTATTATATTAAAAATGCAAATAAATTTAAAAAACAAAGATTGTTAAAAATAAAATCTATGACAGAAGATGAAAGAGAACAATCTAGGGAACAACAACGCAAGTATTACCTAGACAACAAAGATATTTTTAAGAAAAGAAATAAAAAAAGGTATAATCAACTTAAAGATAAGTTAAAAAAATTAACTAAACTTGAAAACATGGTAAGAGATGCAAACGCTTAATGTAATTATTACAATAAAAAAAATTAAAAAAATGTACTTACTGAAAAAAGGAGATGATTTTATTAAATGGTTAGATAGATGGGAAAAAGAAGAGGAACATAAATTAAAGGGATATTTAGAGGAAATAAAAGTCTTTCTGGAGGGAGATGAATGGGACAAGTAAAAAATGAAATGATGAATAACATGGAAGTGTTTGAAGGCAAACACGGAGAAATTGATGAATTTCAATCAGCTGTAGCATCTTGGCGAGAGTGGATAAGGAAAAAAACCGAAGAAGATAGTGATTTTACTTACACCGAAGAAGATAAACAGAATTATATTATAACTTATAATAAAAATTATGATATGAAATTTCCTTTGGATTAGTTTATTAATTCTTTCCTTTTGGGTTTTTCTTTGCTGTGAATTAAGCTAACCTTTTTTTTAGTATTGTTAGGTTTTTCTTTCTGTAATATTGGGTTTTCTTTTAACAAAACATTCAACTCTTCTATTAACTCCTTATCTGTTTTGGAGTTAGTGTTATCTACTTTAAGATTTATATTTTGAGATGAATAGTTAGATAAATCTAGTATGGTTTGTGCAGCCTTTAATTTAACCGCATCTTGCTCCGAATGTAATAAATCTTGTAATACAGATATAGCTGGACTTGATGTTGCTAATATACGTTCTTCGTTTTTTTCACGAATTTCAGTTGATAATTTCCTTTTTAGGTAAGCACCCATTTGCGCAGGTGTTTTATCCCACCCAGCTTTCAAGGCTGATTTGGTTGCATTTCCTTGAGTATTGCCATCTGTGAAATAATCAATAAATTGTTGTTCTTTTTCTACATCTATTTTTTTTGGCATAATTACCTCTACTGTAAAGGGTTGTCTGACCTAGCTTTCATCTCATCTACTTTTGCTTTCAATACAGCAATTTCAGCTTTGTTAATGGCAATGTCTGCTGTCAATGGTTTAATGTCGGGTGATGATTTTTTCTCAAGTACAGCTAAACGATTTGAGATTTCTCCAAACTTGGAAAAACCACCACCAATAGCTACTACGATTGAGAGTAAAACCCCCCATGTTTTTATGTCTTTAAAATCCACGAATCCTCCTTAGATGTTCTTCTGTTCGTATTCTGTTGTCTATAGATTCCTGTAAGTTTTTTTGATATTTAGCCACAGGGTCGCTATAGTTGTTTTGATTCTCAGCATATATATTTCTAACATCAATATATTCTCTGGCGTCATAATAATTACCTCCATTAATAATGGGTTGGTTATTAAATATATCTTGGTTGATGTTATCATAGCTGTCAAGAATCTTGTTATTATTCATAGCTTTGGCTACGATTAATGAGGTAGCTATAAGTCTTTGGTCTACTCGTTTGAGAGTTTCATTTACCTTTTTCTCTATGGATTC